TCAGGCCAGGCCGTCGCCGAGGTCCAGTTTGCCCTGGTCACGTTCGAACTTCCGATCCTGAATACGCTTTAACAGCTTATATATGGAGCTGGGCGTCAGTCCGTACTTCCGGGCCAGGGCGTGATGGTTTCGTCCGTTGAACTCGGAGAGTATCTGGAGATCACGCTTGGTAACCTGGTGGCGATAGTCGGAGGGGATGTACAGCGTGGCGCCACGCCACTGGTTCGCCAGATGGTCAGCTACCGCGTGGCCGGCCTGTTCAGCCAGGCCAGCGTCAATACCATGTTCAGACAGTACTGTTGCTGTATGTGCCGCAATGTCGTCCAGCAGCTCATGGCGAGTTTCCGCCAGAATCGAACTCTGCTTCATGCTCCCCCCTTCAGCGCCGCGATCTGGCGCTCTCCATCCTCTTTAGTAATCAACCCCAACACGATATCGGACTGAATTCGACCGACTTGGTCTTGGAGCAATTGCTGGGTGCTGGGTCCACCGGCCTGCGGCCGCTTTGAGGAAGCGGCCAGAGCCTGCGCTGGATCACTGGCCAGGCCCCACACCACCGCGCGCAGGTAGTTGTGGTTCTCAAGCGGCAGTTGCAGGCGCTCGCGGCCGGTGATCATCTGCTCGATGCCGGTGGTCCATAGACGCGGCGTAGCCGGCTTGGTGTCGTTGGAGCGGGCATCCTTTTGCACTGTGCCTGTATTGACCAGGTTGAGTAGTTCCTCCACAAGCTTTATGGCGCGCGTCATGCGTAGGCCTCGCTTGGCTGGACTGAACAGGCGTAGGTAATTGAGTATTGCGCGGCCCAGTTTCGGATCGAGGCCGACAAACAGCGCCGCCAGCCTCTTGCCGTCGGTATCTGCGAACCCGGCCTCTACCGGAAACTGCTCGCCGCAGCAGGGGCACTGCAATTGCATTACAAGAGCCCCCGAGCAGATGCTGCTGCACGCAGTGTTTCGACCAGGCTCTTGAGAATTGGACGTCGCCGCTCCCAGCCTTTGGGCAGGTGTTCCAGATCCGCCCTCCAGTTTGGATCATGCTCGCCGAGCAGCTTGAGCAGTTCCTCCACGTTACCCAAAAGCCCGCGCTTCTCCTGCTCAACATGCAGGGCAGCCAACACTGCTTTGAGCTGTTCAGGCTTCTTCAGCCAGGCCACTTTGGCTACGCCAAACTGGCGTTTGGCGATCGCATCGGCGTAGCTCCAAGGCAGCCCCATGTTGGTAAGTTGAGCCTCGATCACCTCGACCTCCGCTGGCAGTTGCCGCCAATTGTGCGGCTTGCCGGCTGCTCGCTTGCTGGGCTGTGGTTGCCAGCCCAGGCGCTTGAACTCCGTCAGCAACTGCTCGGCCTGGCGCAGGTTCAGATCCCGCGCCGACCCCTTGCCGAACATCACCTGCAGCTTCTGCCGATAGACATCGTCCTGCAGGCCGAGCTGCTGACGAGCGATGTGGATCTTGCTGAGTAGTGCTTTCGCGAGGGCCATTACCGGGGTTCCTCACCGATCTGGAGAAACTTACTGCCATTGGCGTCGAGCAACTCCATGGCCTTCACCTCGACCTTGGCCGACTCGATGATCACCGAACTCACCTGGGCAACCGCCTTCGCCCGCTCGATATCCAGTGGTTCGTCTTTATCAAGCAGCCCTTCGAGGGTGGCGAAGAGATGATTACGGAGGTCTTCAACTTTGTTTTTCATGCTCAATCTCCCGAATGGTGCGCTTGAGCTTGCCGACCACGCGAATTGCGTCTTTTAGCTCCGGCGGATAGCGGTGAATGGTGTTGCGCCGCATACGTTCGGCGCGGGTGATGAGTTCAAGATTGTCCAGGGTGATGTTCTGCTTGTTACCGTCTCTGAAGCAGAGGCAGTGTCCCTCTGGAACTGGGCCGTTGTGCTCTTCCCACAGCAATGTATGGACGGCTACCCAGTCCTTGGGGGGATAGCCTGTATCCGTGACCTTACGCTGCAGGTAGCCATCCCGGCTCAGCCGGTGACTGCCAATTGGCAGCCAATTGCCGGGCTTGCTGCCAGGCTGGAACTGGGTTTCCGAGCTACGCCCAATCGAAGGCAACCCCTTGAGCCCCTTGTTCCAGGGAGTGGAACCCTTGGCGAACCGGTGCCCGGAGCCCTGCGAGCCATTCAGACGGCGGGACAATGGACTCGCGAGGAAGGCTGCCGTTTTTCTGAGGCCGAGCTGTTCGGCCTTGTGGTAGAGCATATGAACAGAGCGGCCAAGATCCTCGGCGATATCAGCAGTAGGCTCATGGGGATACCGCAGACGTAGCTGCTCCATTTCCTCATCAGTCCAGGGCCTGCGGCTCCGGCATGCGCTGCGATGACGGAGCCGGCCATAAGCTCGGCCAAGAGCATCCTGGGCGATTTGGCTAAGTACGGTGACCACATCACACCCCCTGAGTAAGCCGAGCCACGGCCTGGTGCCCGATCCCCTGGTGCAGCCGCGCGCGCTTGCCCGCGGCATACCCCGCTTCACTGGCCACTTCGTCACGTGCCTTGAGCTTGCGGCGCTTCATCTCGAACTTGCCGACGTCAGCGTGGTGCTTCGCCATGTACGCCTGAATCGCGTCTGCGATGTTGTCGTCGACGCCCGCGAACTGGTCGACCTTGGCGTACACGGCCTCGATCCATCCATGCGCGAAGGCATCTCCACGGGCCACCTTGGTGGACCGCTTGCAGCGCTTCTGTGTGCTCAGGAAATCCTTGCGCGCCTTCTGCAGCTGTCGCTCCAGCACCTGGTAGGCGTAGCCGGTCAGCTCCGGCGCCGCCGCGCAGCCGACGAACAGGAACGAAGCGCTTTCGAAATAGGAGGTGCAGATGATCAAGTGCGTGCCGAAGGCATGGCAGCACACTTGAGCGAGGTGCACCCGCCAGGCCGGCGGTTTTCCATCCGAGCCAGCGGGAACCTTGGCTTCGCCAGCCATGCTGGCCAGCACGTCGCCCATCTCCAGGTTGTAGGCTTCCATCAGTTTGTGGGCGTGACGCAGCGCGATCTCGGCCTCGTTCGGGTTCGAACCCCGCCCCTTGGCCATTTCCAGGCACATCTTGATCTTGTGGAGGATGCGGTCCTGGTCCATGTCACACCCCTGCGATATCAAGAGGAATGGAGCGGTACTGGTCGGTGTCCCCGACCCGCTCCTGGATACGCACGTACGCCTTGGTGCTCACCACCTGGACAGCCTCGCCGATGGCCTGCATTGCCCGCTGCCAACGTTCGTCTTCGATCTGCAGGCGGCGCAGGGCAAGCACGCTGCCGGTACGGATGTTCCCTGCTTGGTCCACGCGGAACGCATCGTTGATCAGCGTGATGACCTCTGCGCGAGCGCCTTCTGTCCATTCGTGGAGGCACTCGTCGATCAACGCCTTGGCCGCCTGCAGGCGCTCGTCGAAGGCGATGTTGTCGGCCATGGCCCGAATGACCTTGTAGCGACCGTCGAAGCTGACCAGGGAGGCGTTGCCCTTCTTGCCACCTACCTTCGCCTGGTACTGCTCGGCCGACAGGGTGATGAAGGCTTCGATATCGCCGAATGTCGCCAGTTTGAAGTCCAGCAACGCCTTGTTCAGGGCCTTCCCCTTGGCGACGATCTCCTGCACAAGGCGGTCCCGCTCCAGGTCGATGGGCTTGATCATTTCTTCAGGTACCAGGCGCCCCTTGGCGTCCATGCGGTACCCGGCGGGAACATGCACTGGTTGTTCAGCCATGGGAGGGTTCCTCTTCGGGATTCGGTACAACGCTCATCTCAGCCAGGGAGACGAACGCATTCAGGGTGTGTCCGCAGTTGCTGCAGGTGATCACCAGCTCGATCAGGCTCGGGTCATGAGCTGCAGAGCCTGCGGTGATTTCGGGGTACGGAGTGCTGCACGCGGGGCAGTCGATTTCCAGAACATCAGCCATGGGGACGTCCCTCCAGCTCGGTATCAATCTGCAGGTCGAGCGCGTCACCCTGTGCGAGGAGCAGCGCCGTGGCCTTCGCTAGGTTCTTTCGAGCGTCCAGGCTGGGTTTCCACCAGGATGGCTCGAACGGCCACCAGCCCGGCACCAGTTGCGTCAGGCACGGTTCTCGTTCTGGCTGGCAGATCTGCGTAACGGCTTCGTCGGCGTAGCAGGTAGCAGCCAGCGCTAGTTCACCGCCTCGGTGCTCAGCGTCATGGTCGGGGCTGAAGCCTTCCTGTCGGATCTGTCGCTGCCGTTCTGCCAGCACATCCCGAGCGAAAGCAGATACCGGCTGCTGGACCGGCATCGCGAAAAGAGCGATCACGTTCTTGCCATCCTCAGCCCATTGCTCCGCTCGGTTTGGATCAGCCGTGTGGTCCGAGATCCAGGCGCCGTCGAAAATGGCCCATGCCACAGGCTGTACTTGCGGCGCCCCATAGAGATGGGCTGTGCAGCTCATGAGGTCGGGGTAGCCACCAGGACGTCCCATTCGGTGCTTGCCGTTCTCCAGCGGCACGCCGGCCTGGCAGCCGTCGCACTGGTTCCGCTTTGTGCCTTTGTTCATCAGTGCACCCTCCCGTTGGCCGCGGCCTGCTTAAAGTTCTCGCGGTAGCGGTCGGTGAACTGCTCGACCTTGCGCATGACCAAGTCGTGATCTCCGACGAGTTGTGCTTCGCACATCACAGCCAGCTCGTTGCAGAGCCGGTCGCTGCTGGCTCGCAGTTGATCGAACTGGAGCCAGAGGTCGTTGTACCGGTTGCACTCCGTGACCAAGTTTTGCTCGGCCTCCTTTACCTGCGCCCTCAGCTCGTCAAGGAATCCGTCGAATCCACCCAGGAACAAGAGCGTTCCGTCGTCGTCGACCTGGAACGTCGTGTTGAGCAGCGGAACGCGCACACCCTGAATGCTGGCGAACAGCTCGACTTCATCCGGTTCCAGGTCCAAATGGCGCGCAACGGTGTGTAGGCGACCAGCCAGCTTCTTTACGGTTACCGGAAAGCTGCTCATTGGTCCTGCTCCTTCACCGGGGTCGTCCAGGCCACGTCAACACCGAGCAGGCTGACGACATGGACGGTGACCAGCCCGTGAGTGGTCTGGCGAATGCCGCGGATGGCGTTGCGGAAGCGGCGGTGCAGCCGCAGCGAATCCTCTTCGCGGATGAACAGCCGGCGATCGAGCACCGACGTCTGCTCAATCGGAATGCCGGCCTGGCGCAAGGCACGGGTGGCGCTGTTGACGGCTTCCAGACAACGGGCCAGCTCCGGCGTCAGCACGGTGCAGAGCGGCAGATGGGTAGCTTTCGGATGCTCTTCAGGGAGGCGGCCAGTAATCGGTACGACGTTCATCTCACACCCCCCTGATCACATCGGCAGTGACGAGCGGTTCGCCGACATGCACCGCCAGATTCATCGCCGCGATCATCATGTTGCCGATGGCCAGCGGGTAGAGCTGGCTCGTCTTATCGCGGCCGCTGGTGCTCAGGCGCTCGATCAGCGCCTGGATGCCGCTTGCGTCCACCACGTCGGACAACTGCTTGCCAGCCCGGCCGAAGCGGAACTCCAGGTGCTTTTCCACGGCAGCAACCGGGATCGACTCCAGCTCTACGATCTCGATCCGCTGCACCACCTCGCGTACGTCACCGTTGCGCGGGGAAAGCTTGGTGCCCAGTTCGGGCTGGCCGATCAGGATGATGCTGACCAGTTTGGTGAAGCCGTCCTCCAACTCACGCAGGCGCTTCAGGTGCTTGAGCGTGGCGATCGGCAGGCTGTGTGCCTCCTCGATGATCAGAACGTGCTTGAAGCCGGCGGCATGGCTGACCTTCAAGGCTCGGTGCAATTGCGCGAAGCGTGCCTCCGGGCTCGATTTCGGCCGCTCCAGTGGCGCAACCGCAGCCATCATGGCTTCGGCGATGTGGGTGACACGCAAGGTCTTGCCCTTGGTATCGCTGTCCTCCATGGCCAAGACGTAGGGCTCGATAGGGATCACTGGAGCATTCTCGGTGTTCAGGCGGTGCACCAGATCGCGGCGCAGGGTGGATTTACCGGCGCCGGACTCACCCACCACCGCAAGAAAGCCGTCATGTCGGGCGACGTGATACATCGCCTCGCGGACGTAGCGAATGTCGGGGCTGACGTACATGTCGTCAGCGCTTTGCAGCTCTTCGAAGGGGTCACGACGGATGTCGAAAGCCTTCTTCGTCGCTGGTAGCAGTACCTGTTTGTTCATTACCATGGGGTCGCACTCCTCGTTTTCTTGAACGTTTTCGGGGGTTGCAGGAGCCTCGGCGTTGGCGCGCCGGGGCTCCATCTCTTCTTCCAGCAGCGCGATGTCGTCATCGTTCGCGCCGTGCTCGTATAGAAAGTCCGCGACTGCACCAAACAGGCGAGATTTGTCGAGGGACTTCGGCCAAAGGCCGTGATTGATCAGTTGGGCGATCGCCGCCGGGCTCAGGTCGACCGCTCGGGCTAGGTCGGCCTGGGTCTTGCTGACCCCGGCAAGCACTTCCTTGAGTTTCAGCATCAGTTGCCTCCTACGACGCGCAGGCCAGGCCGGGCAGGCTTGCGCAACTGGTTGGCGATGGCGTCGAGCTGGTCTTCCGGCACGCCTTCGGGGTGGGTCCTCTTGAGCCAGGCCATCGAGTCCGTGGTCCAGGCTTCACCCAACTGCGCGCGTAGACGTTTGGCCGCCTCGACATGCGGAAGGAGCGGAACCTCTACGATGGGGGCTACCAAGCTGTGTTCCGTGCCGCGTCGCGGCATGAAGGTGGGCAGTTGGGTGTCGTCGATATGTTGGAAGGGCTTCAAGGCACCGCCGAAAGGAACAGCCTTGGCCTTGCGCGCAGCCTGCACTTCCGTTTCGCTTTCGACGCCATAGGCCAGTTGGTCAACAGCTTTGCGGGCCTTCTGCGCTGGAGTCTCAGCCTGACGGCTGAACGTCTGCCCGATCACCGGTGAAGTGGTCGCGTAGCCGCCCTCATCCTTCTCGACCTTGGGAAGGACATAGAAGACCTGACGGCCCTGCTCGTTGACCGTGACCAGTTGCACTGCATCTTCGCGCCAGGGATTGCGAGTGATCAGCACGCGGTCGTTGACGTTCACGTCCGGGACAACCGAAATGTCGTACTCGTACCCTCCGAACGAGACGCGAAGTTTGGCCGTGACCTTCCGAGACTCTGGTGCCCTCACTGCAAGCTCCCGGCACAGCTCGACCGTGGGCGCCTTGATCAGTTGGTCAGCCCGGATGGTCATCCAGAGTTCTGACCTGGTGCGCCTATGCCGGCTGTGTACGGCCGTCGCATTGAAGTGGGCGCGCCACTTCTTCGCTTGGGCGTTGAGTTCGTCCAGGTCGTTGACCGGTTCGAACTTCAGCTTCGACTCGAACTTGCGCTCGATGATGTTCCGGGCGTTCTCGACCGAGCCCGTAACCCGCGCCGCGCCTGGCGCGTGCACGATGACCTCGATGCCCAGGGAGCAGCAGAGGTTCTTCGACATCGCCGAGATGTTGGCTGAACCAGGGTCCATCATCAGGATGCGTGGCACGCCGTGGAGCATGTCGGCTCCACCACGCTCTTGCATGGCCTCGATCAGCACCGTGCAGAAGTTCTCGCCACTCTCGGCGCCCATCACATAGCGAACGTAGATCCAGCCGGTGTAGTGATCGGTGATCTCGTAGGACCACACACGGTCAGCGGCCACGCGATCCAGGTTCGCTGGCTTGTTCTTGTAGAACTCCTTGCGATCCATCACCTGTAGGCCGCTAGCCTTCTTGTTCGCCCCAGGCTTCAGGTAGTAGAGGACGCAGAGGGACGCATCGATCTGCCAGACGTGGTTCGGATGCAGGCTGCGCAGTTCGGTGACCGGCTCCGGCGCCAATAGCTGGGATGGATGCAGGCGGTAGCTGTGCAGCGCGCGGCTGATCGCGCTGATCGACATCGGGCGGATCTCTCCGGTGCGTCGGTCGACAGACTCCGCACGGATCAAGCCGCTGGCGCGAAGATCCTCGACCGCATCAGCAACGGAATACAGGCGCTTCGCGTTATGTCGGGCCGAGTGGATCAGCGCCGTGCTGATCACCAGGGCCTCGTCACGCCCCAGGCGGCTCTGCCCCGAGTCCTTGCGCCGCTTACGCGGTGCGCGCTCACGCACCTGTACATCCTTCAGCTTGCGGTACAGCGATGCCAGCGACAGACCCAGCTCTGCCGCGGCTGCTTTGCATAGCGCCGTGCGCTGCCCCTGACCGGCGCTCTGTAGCTGCCGGTCGAGGTCAACCAAGCGCTGGGTGATGACGGCAGACACGGCCATGATCAGGCTCCCACCCCGTCCGCGAACTGGGCATCCAGGGCGGCCATATCGGCCCCCACCCAGTCGGGTGCCTGGTCGCGACCAAGCTCTGCAGGCAGGTCGAACTCGTTGCGTACCTCCTCCAGGAGTGATTCCAGGTGAACGATCAGTGCAGCCTGGAAGGCGCGATGGTCGGCACCTTGCTCCTCGGCCTGCTCGGCCAACTTGGCGAAGCCTTCACGCAGTTGCCCCATGATCCCGACCTCGACCTCATAGGCCATGGACGTGACTTCCTGACGCAGCTCTGCCGCGCGCTGGTCGGCCGTCATGGTTTCCACCTGGCGGCGTGTCTTCTCCAGTTCGAGCTTGGTGTTCTGCAGGTTCTCGGTGGTGTTGGCCAGCAGGCGCCCCTGCGCTTCCTTGTCCTCGCGGAGGTCACGCAGAGCCTTGCGCAGCTCACGGCAGCTCATCCGCTCGATGTCGTCCAAGTCGAGGCCTGCAACTGTGCCTCCATCGGCAAGTGCAACGAGATCGTCGTCATCTTCGGCAAGCAACTCAAAGAGCTTGCTCTTGCCCAAAACGGCAAACGTCTGCCGTTTTGACTCTAACGCGGGGGAGAGATACTTGATCGCGGCTTGCATCATCTGGCGTGCGGTGCGCTCGGCTAGCCCAAGCTGCTCGGTAACGATCTGAGTGAACTCGCCGTGGGGCTCATGCTCTTTCAACACGATCAAGCGCTTTCCGGCTTCCAGCATGGCTTCTGCCGACTGGGCCATGTAGAAGCGCGCCTCATTGACCACGCGGATGCGGTCGTAAGGGAGGCCGTCGCCGAACTGCGCCATGACCTCGGCACTGTGCTCCGTCATGGTGGCGATGTTCTGGTTGATAGCGGCGCTATCCAGTTCCGGCAGCTCTACTGCGGGTTTCGGTTTGGTGGCAGTACGTCCCATGGGTATCCCCTCAGATCATGGAGCCGGCAGCGACCCGGCGGTTGATTTCGTTGATGCGGTTCTGCATGCGGCTGACGTGATCCGCATGGGCCTGGGCTATCTGCAGCATGCTGACGCTGTGAGCGAATCGGCCGTCTTCTCTACGCTCGGCCAGGCCGGCCTCGATGAGGGTCTGCATGTAGCGGGTGATGTTGGCGGGGCTCTCGCCAAGGGCCTTGGCGACTTCGCCATTCGAAAGGCCCGTCAAGGTGTGTCCTTTCAGCGCGATCAGAACGCGCAGGACGCGCAGCGCGGTTTCGTTGACGCGTTTCTCAGTCATCGGAATCTCCAAGTTCGAGCTGGGGGTGTTCGTGTTGGGTGACGTTTCCGTGGTGCCAGGCCAGGGACTCCAGGCCCGCCCGCAGCGCGTCCAAGGTCTTGTCTCGGTCTTGGCTGCCGGCATGGAAAGCCAGGAGCGCCCCAACGGCGTCATGCAGGACGGTCTGCAACTGCTGCACATCCTTGGGCGACGTCGTGCGACCAGTCGGGATGTCGATGAGGAGCTTTCCGTGGGCGGCCGCCAGGTAGCGTGTGATCAGCGGAATGCCAGTGGCTTTCTCCAGAGGCACCACCAGGCACAGCGGCAATCGGCCGTTGGCCATCCACTTGTAGAGACTGGATTGGTTGGTCTGCCCCAGGTGGTCGATGGCCAGGCGCTCGACCCCGCGGTTGTACCTCTGCGTACCGTGCTCCACGCAGCCCTCAATGGATGCACAGGGCGAGCGCGGCACCCAGGTCTTCCAGTTCCGGCGCTTCATTGGACGGCGCTCCAGAAGCCCCTCTGGCCGTCATCCAAACAAATAGCTGTTTTCACCGTTGGCAAAGCTGTTGCCACAGCGTCAGCCTGATGAGGTACATTCACATTCGTCGGAGAGACTGACATGACTACCCCCGATCACCTGGTTCTTGATGCGTCGGTGCGCTCGGCGTTTGTTGCCCTGGCACGTCGTCTGGCAATTGATCACGGCCTTGACCTGCAAGGTCTTGCCTGTGACCTGGAGACGCTGGCTGACGCGCAGTCGGGCGAGACATGGCAGATGCCGCATCGGGATCTGGCTGGTGTGCTGCGGTATGTTGCCGAGCGTGCTCAAGCAGGCGGAAGCTGATCTGGTGGGCCTCTTCGCGGCCCATGCGATGGTTGAACAGCCGACCTGCGCTGATGAGCATCAGGCGATCGATCAGGCGCTCGGCGCCTGGCGATGCTACGGTCCGGTCCACCAACAGGAGGCTGCTCTGGTGTGCATCGGCCAGGTGCCAGGAAATGTCCGAGGTGTCGCCAGGGGCGCACGCGATCAGTGCATCGAGCGCGGCGCGCCAGGTGTCCATCGGGGTCGGGATCAGGTCGATGTGCTCGACCGGCGGCTGAAAGCGAGGCATGGCTGTACTCCTCTCAGGCGGCGAGTTGCTCGACGGAGAGCTTCATGCCGAGCTTCAGGGCTATTTCGTGTGAGGCGCCACGGCAGCCTTTGAACTGGCCGTTGATGACCATGTAGACCTGGTGGCGGGTGTAGTTGTTAGCCTCGGCCCAGGCCGAAATTGCCGTGCCAGAGGCACGGAAGAGTTCTTTGACGCGCTCGCCGGTATACGGCTTGCGGTTAGGGAGCGGATACGGGACTTTCATGGCGGGGTTCCTATCTGCTGAAAGATTGCTAATCAACCAATGCATGTGCAGTGCTTTGGTGTGAATTGATATTGGGACATCAAAGTCCCATAGTCAAGGGACTTTTATGCCTCAGAGCATCGGGGATCGGATCCGACAAATACGCGGTGGACTAGGCGTGGGGGAGTTTGCGGAGCGCCTTGGGGTGAATCGCAAAACTGTTGCGCGCTGGGAAAGCAATGAGGCGCTGCCTGACGGAGCATCACTTCTAACGTTGCATAGCTGTTTCGGGGCTGATCCTGGCTGGATTCTGACCGGAGGAGGAGCGCAGCCTGGTCCCGCTGAGCTAGCACCTGACGAGCGCATCCTGCTGGACAACTACCGGCATAGCCCGCCCGACGCTCAGGCCGCACTCAAGGCGACGAGCGATGCGTTCGCGCGTCGCACTGGTAAGAAAGCGGGATGATGAATAAGGGGAAGGAATGGACTTCAAAGTACTGCTTGGGGCAGTGATGCTGGTCAGCCTATCGGTGGCCGGATGCTCCACGAAAAACTATGGCCGACAGCCGGAACTGACCGACTTCGAACGGCAGACCATGAGCTGCCGCGAGATTGACCTGGAACAGGCCAAGGTTCAGGGATTCCTGAGCCATGTACGCGAAGAGAGCGAGTTCGACGGACGCTCGGTGCTGTCTTTCCTGGGCGACTTCGGGATCGGCAACCTGATGGAGAAGGACGCAGCGGTCGACAGTGCCAATCAACGCCTGACCCAGTTGGCAGGTGCCAAGATGCAGCGTGGCTGCACCTATGCCTATGAGGAGCCGGCTCAACAGCCGTACGCAGCGCCTCGGGCTTATGCCCCAACTGCACCCGCGTCAGTTTCGGCTCGATCTGTCGACACCCAACTCGACGAGCTGAACCAGATGCAACTCCCTTACGAGGAGTACCAACGGCGGTATCGGGAAATCACGGGGCAATGACGAGATGATCGATCAGCAAAAGCTGGTTCAGCTTTATGCCGATGTGGAAGTACTAAAGTGTGAAGTCACCGCGCTACGTCATATCTCGATGACCTTGGCGGCTCGTCTGGTTGAGCTTGATCCCGAGCCAGGCGAACGCACCAAGTCATTGCTTGCTGTGCTTGTGCCATATGCTGAACACGCGGAGCAGCCAGCTTGCGGCGGACTGGTCAAAGCTTTCCTGCAGAGTGTTCTGGGGCTAACTGATAACGGAGTTGATCCAGCATCTGTTTTGGCACTTCGGACACTTCTAGGGAAAGATGCTGGACCTGATCGGCTAGAAGCTTTAGACAAATGGCACTCGCAAGCAACCGAAGACGAGATTGCTCAAGACATTCTGCAGCTGTTCTCGAAACTGCAGCCTCGAAAAGCTCCCGATCCCGACGATCCCGGTAGCCGTTCCGAATGATTTTTCGTCGTTTCATTAGGGGCCTCACAGGTTCTCTATGGGGAGGGGCAGGCGGCTCTCTTCGGCCGGCGCAGGTTCGCCTGCGGAGCGCCATTCACAGGCGGTGAACAGAGACTTCTCCCGTACCGTGGTGATGTAGCTGAAGCGCAGCCAGCCCAGTGCATTGCCATCCGGTCCACTGAACGGTATCCAGAAATCGGCATAGCCATTCGGGAGTGGCTCCCCGAAGGCTATGCGTAGTTCCGCGCCCCTGTCGCTGCGGTGTCCAGCTTCAATCCAGACGTCTGCTCCTTCGTACCAGGACAGGTCTGGCTTTGGAGCGGGCAGCCCCAGGATGCTCCTGATCTTGTCGGGGTCACGCTGGATGAGTTGCAACAGCAGGTCTTCATGCCTGGACATGGTGGTGGTCTCCTCGGTGATGGAGACTCCATGCTGATCCACTTTCCCTTGGATTGGTTTTCGCTCCTTCCAAAATACACTCTGCTCCCCCGTGGGGATGATCGTCACACCTGCTTGCAGGTAGGACCTTCAGTCAGGCCAAGGATGGCCGCCCCATCGGGAGCATCGTTATGTCATCGCCGCAACCCCGGCGCCGCCGCGCGCCGCGTATGACCAGCTGGACGCTGGTCACCCTCGTCCTGCTGATCATCCTCGCCGCGATTCGCCCGGAGCAGCTCCAGGTCGTCACCTATAAGTTGGTCCTGGTGACCCTGGGCGCGGTGGCCGGCTACTGGATCGACCGCAGCCTGTTCCCGTACGTGGCCCGCCCGCACGAATGCTCGGCCAACCTGGTCGTCGTAGGTGCCTGGCTGCGCCGTGGGCTGATCGTACTGGCTTGCATCCTCGGCCTGACGCTGGGGCTCTGACCATGGGCGCCCCGCAAATCATCTGGATCGTGCTGGCCGCTGTGGTCCTGGTTACGTCCTATGCGTGCGATGGCCTCACCAACGTGATCAGCTTCAAGCAGCGCGTGTTCGACGTGATCGCGATGACGGCCCTGGTGTGGTGGGGAGGCTTCTTCGGATGAAGCGCCTGCTCACCCTCGGCCTGCTCGGCCTGCTGAGCGCCTGCCAGCCGGCCTTCGCGACGGATCGCATCCCCACTGCCGCCGAGCAGTACCGGCGCACCCTGGTGCGCAGCGCCCATGCTGAATGGGGCCTGTCGGCACCGATCGCCACCTTTGCCGCACAGGTTCACCAAGAAAGCCGTTGGCGTGCTGATGCCCGCTCGCCTGTTGGTGCCCAGGGTCTGGCGCAGTTCATGCCCGGAACCGCGGAGTGGATCGCCGGCCTGTATCCGGCCGCCCTCGGCACCAATCAGCCGTTCAATCCTGGCTGGGCACTACGCGCGCTGGTCACCTACGACCGTTGGCTCTACGACCGAAACCAGGCCTCCAGCGAGTGTGATCGCTGGGCATTCGTACTGTCCGCTTACAACGGCGGCCAGGGGTGGGTAAATCGCGACCGTAGGCTGGCCTCGGCATCCGGCGCCGACCAGCTGGCCTGGTTCGATTCCGTCGAGCGCTTCAACGCCGGGCGCTCGGCCGCCAACTTCCGCGAGAACCGCAACTACCCGCGCCTCATCCTGCTTCGCTATGAGCGGATCTACCTGCAGTGGGGCGACGGCGTGTGCGGAGAGAGGTACACCCTGTGAGACTGTCCGCCAGCATCACCTTGGCTCTGAACGTTACCTACCTCGACCTGGCGGTGATTCAGCGGCTGTTCGCAGGCAGTCGCGACTTCCTACCGGCACCTGAGCTGTATTGCTCGCCAGTGCCGCGCGAGCGGCATGGTAAGTCCGGTGTGGCTCGGGCAAAACGCAAGGCGCGCAAGTACCGTCGGCAAAGGGGGCGCCATGGGCATCCTTAGTCTCCTGCGCTCCAACTGGTTCTGGATCGCGCTGATTGCGGTGCTGTACAGCGTAGCTGTAGTGATCCACGGCTCCGCAAGCTACGACCGTGGGTACGCCACCGCTCGCGCCGAAGGTGACGCAGCGCTGCTCAATCTGCAGCTGCAGCATTCCAACGAGCTGGCCAAGATCGCTGAGGACAACCTCCTGCAGTTCCAGCAGCAGGTCACTCGCGCGAATCAGGCGGAAGCGCGATTCCTGTCAGCCCAGGACCAGTTCACTGCCCTCCAGCAACAGCTATCGGAGCGTATCGCCCATGTCTCGACTCAATACCGGCCGGCACCAGGTGCTTCCCCTGTGCCTGCTCCTCGCTTCGTTGTCACTTGCGGCTGGCTGCGGGACTACAACCACGCCCTCGGCGCCGATCTGCCCTCCCCAGCAGCCTGCAGAACTGCCGCCAGCCCTCAAGAAACGGCCTGGCCCGCCTCCGGCGCTGACGCCGAACTACTGGAAAGCGGTGTCAGCGCGGCTGACATCCTGGCCCATGCCCGCGATTACGGGAAATGGTCTCTCACCAACCTGGCGCAACTGAATGCGCTGCTCGATGTAAACGACAAGGAAACTCACTGATGGACTTGGACTTCGTGCTGCGCGCCGGCCAGTTCGTATTCACCGCGGCGGTGGGCCTGTACTCGTTGGCTGCTGCGCGTCGTTCCAGCTCCAAGGCCGAGGCCGAGCACCTGACGAATCGGCTCTCATCCCAGGACAACCGACTTCTCACCCTGGAGCAGCAGATGCTCCACCTGCCGGACAGCCAGCAGCTGTCGGAGCTGGCCGGCGACATGAAAGCCATGCGCGCCGAGCTGTCGGGGTTGGCCAAAGCGCTGGACCCTTTGACTCGCTCGGTTGATCGCATCAATGACTACCTGCTCAGCGAGAGACGCCCATGACTAGCAACTACTCCGATTTCATCAGCCAGGACCGCCGCCTGGTGATCCTGCGCATCCTTGCGGAAATGCCGACCTACCAGGCCAATAGCTCGGTGCTGCACACCGTCCTCAGCCAGTGGGGACATGATCCCAGCCGCGACCAGGTGAAGGGCGAGTTGCGCTGGCTGGAGGAGCAGCAACTGGTGAAGATCGAGGACGTCAGCAACGGCGCAGTGCTGGTCGCGAAGCTGACTGAGCGCGGCGCCGACGTGGCCGCCGGTCGCGCCCGAGTGGACGGCGTGAAGCGTCCGGGAGCCTGACCATGGGCCGCAAGTCCAGCATCGACAAGCTGCCACCGGATGTGCGTTCGTTCATCGAGCGCTCCCTGCGCGAGAACCGCCTGACCCTGGACGAGCTGATCGAGCAGCTGCAGGAGCGCTTCCCGGGCAAGGAAAAGCCCAGCCGCTCAGCAATCGGCCGATACAAGGTCAGCTTCGACGAGATGACTCGGCGTCTGCGCGAGCAGCAAGCGATGGCCAGCCTGCTGGTTGAGGAATTGGGTGAGAACCCCGACGAGCGTGCAGGCGCGCTCCTGGTGCAGTCAATCACCACCTTGACGACCCATGCGGCCTTCGCTGCGCAGAACGAGGACGAGGTCGATATCGAGGACGTCCGCAAGCTGGCTCGGGCAGCCAAGGATGTCCTGCAGGCCCGCAAAGCCAGTATGGAGGAGCGCCGCCAGATCGAGCGAGAAGCCCGCGAGAAGCTGCTCCAGGAGCAGGAGCAGCGCTTGGAAGAGCAGCGTGGCAGCGACGGGATGAGCGAGCAGCTCGAAAAC